TTATGTCCCTTTAATCAAAGCCCATAACAGCGAATATATTGTCGAGCATCTCCTATAGAAAAACGAAACTTTTGCCGCAACACAAGTTACTCAAGCAAGCGTACCACTGTTTCACCACCTATTGCGAATTCTTGAGCCATTCTTCCACCTTCTTCAAGTAATTCTGCACTCTCTTTGAGTAGTCTAGTGCATGTGAAAACTTGGGTTTGGTAAGAGCTTGAGGAACTTTTTCTATCGGCCGAGGACAGTCGGGAGAGATAACGATCGGCTTCGTTGCGCACCCGCTCAACATCAGCGCGCAAATCGACAGACTCAGCGCGAGCGTTTTCGAGTTCATCCCATGCCTCGGCAAGCTTCTTAGCTTGCTCTTGTTCTTTTGCTCGGTATTCATCCGTCTTCTCCTTGATTGCCAATGCGTGCTCTTTCAGGAGCTGCGCAATATCTGCCTCGTACAGAGCTGCAGCGTACCTGTAGCCACCAATAAAAAAAGCGGCTGCCGCTACAGCAACCGTTCCAACCTTCCACCAAATCGTCATTGCAAAGCTCCGATGCAGCGCCGGTACTCGGCCTCGCGTCGATTGACAAGTCCCTGCACAACTCGCCCGTCAACGTAGACCCAACGCTTGAGCTCTGCACACGCGCCCTGGTAGTCTCCTGCGTTCAGTTTCTTAACAAGCGTAGAAGCACAAAAGGCATTGCCGCCAACGTTGAAGGCAAACGAGGTGTAGGCGTCATACTCACCTTGAGAGAGAGGCACTTTGACGCAGCGTCCAATCGCGCTCTCGGCGTCGCCTACGTCGCGCATGAGCCGCCCGAGTGCGGCGGGGACGCTGAGTGTGTCACCGAGCTCAACACCGGCGGTGGAGCCGAAGCCGATCGTCGGCACGTCTCCCGGCACAGGGATGTAAGCCTCACCTTTGAAGCCCTCCCAAGTCGCGATGCTGATGAGGCCTGCGGCCGTCAGGGACAAACCGCCGACAATTATCCTCTTAAGCATCATCCACTCCTTTGGCCTTCCGGATCTTGTCGGCCACAGATCTGTCAGCCACTTGTCGCACGATCGTCTCTGGCTGTTTTGGGTGCGCCATGCCCCAGAAGTACCGGATCGTCTCGACGATCTTTGGAAGCGCGCCGATGATCATGATCAGGACATAGACAAAAGTCAGGATCGTGACCCAAGACTCAAGCGGCACGCCCGCGATGCTCAGAGCTGACACGCCGATTGCCGGTGCGGCTTTGGCAGTTCCACTGGCAGACCCCGAAAAGATCGGAGTCAAGATCCTTTTCAGCACGCTTTCCTCCTCACACATATCAGTCTCCTGCCAGTCCAGAGCCCTTCATGGGGTGGAAGTAAAGCCAATGCGGGCAATCGGGGTCGCCCTCGATGTCGCCCCACAGCTTCCAGCCCATGCCGAAGCGAACGCACTTCCATGTGCCAAAGATGCGGTAGTGCCTCACGTAGTAGATCTGAAAGCCGATCAGCTCACCGTCACGCTCAAGGAACCATCGGCACAAGCCGCTGATGCCAGACGTGTCGCCGACAGACGGATCCCCCTCGTACCAGTGGAGATCTCCTTCTTCATATCGCACGCCACAGACGTAGTAGTTGAAGCCATAGGCCGAGTTCCGGAAGAGCCAAGCCGCTCGTCGCGCCCACGTCCAGAAGGTTCCATCCTTTGGCCAACGCTTCCTATGTCCCTCGTCTCCATCGCACGAGTTGTCTGGAGTTTGGAACCAATAAAGCCAATCAGGCAGCCATCCGTTTTTCTGAACGAAGAACGCCAATATCGGAGACAGTAGCTTTGCGACAAGCTCAAACGGCACTCCGATCAACAAGAACAAAAACCACTTGAGATAGACCATTGCCGCTTGCCCTAAAACAAGTAGCCAACGCCAACCCCTAGAGCAAAAGCGGCGATGCTCACCACAACCCAAAACTTGCGTACTGTCCGACGCGTATCGGTGTCGAGTGTTGCTTTGTAGGCTTCAACTTTGGCCACAAGCTCGTCAGTCAGTTCTTCAACTTTGACTCCGATCTTGTCCAGAAATGCCTTGGCTTCTTCTTTCGTCATTTGAGATGCTCCTTGCAAAACTCTTCAGCGTGATTGTCGAGCCACGTCCTCAGCTCACGCGCACAAGCATTCTTTCGGAGCAATTTGTCTTCATGTAGCAGGCACAAAAAAGCCCGCATCAGCGGGCGAAGGAGTCAGTAGCCACAGGCTAGCCATGTGTATTCATGTTGCGCACCGCCTTGGCCACCACCACTGAATCGGCCTTGCATTGAGACGGAAGTCGCTGTTTTGGCGGAATAGCAAACGTCAATGCTTCCAACGTCTGTTGACCATTGTCCTGGCATGTAAGCCAAGACGTAATTAGCGGAGGTAAACGGCTTAGTGAAAGTGATGCTTTTGATTGAGCAGTTTGTAACGCCTCCTTGTTCAATGAAGCCACTGGCGTGCACACGATAGAAACCTCCGTTTTCATCGTGAGACTCCTCAACGACCGGGTCTCCTTGTTGACCAAGCTGGCTCTTGAACCACTCCAAAACCTTCAAAACTTCAGGAGAGGCTACCCCCCCCCACACGCGAAGCTTTATCCATATCAATATCCTTTTACTACCCAGTAAACAGAAGTCATTGGTGTGTAGTGCGAAATCTTAAAAGAGGTTGCAGTTTTAAACTGCAAAAGCACCGAATCTGCGTTGCTTGTTCCATCAGAATCGTTACTTGAATCGCCAGAAGTTAACAATACTGTGTACGTGGCATCTTTCATAGAAACATGTAATGAAACTTCAATTTGAGAAGTTTTGCTCTTTACTTCTCCGCCTTGTTCAATCCACCCATCCGCGTACTTCCGCCAAAAGTTCCCCTGGCCGTCACTCCAACTATCGACTACCCCCCCCCAGGCCAGTCTTTTCTTTCATGTCACGTAAGACTTTCAAAACAGTTTGATTCGCTTCTGCCATTTCAATCCTCAATATCCGCACGCGTACCATGTAGCAGCATTCAGCGGATTAGATGCACTTTTTGCTTTAAAAAAAGAAGTATCTTTTTCCGAAACGTAAGTTCCCAATCCAGAGTTATCTTTAAAACCTGACTGAACAACCACGACATAATTCGCTGTTCCAAAACTGACTGGAAGAGTGATAGTCCTGTCTGTATATCCTTCAGCAGGGCCGGCTTCATTCCACAATCCGCCTTGCTCTAAATATCCATCAGACCACTTCCTCCACCACTGGCCTCCCGATTCACTGTGCCATTCTTCAATAACTTTATGATTACCCCCCCCCATTCTGAAGGAGGTGGTTTAAGACCGCTTTGACGGTCGGATTAGCTGTTGCCATTTAAGACACCTTTGTGTTAAGAGTTGCAGGGAGATCAGGCCACGTGATCTCAGTCGGGAAGCCTTCCTGTGTCGGCACGTCGCGCAGCTCCTGGCGATACGTCTTCAGCGCAACTGAGTCTTCTTCGCCGAGAGGGTAATCGGGCATCATCAGGAAGTCGGTCTCTGCCAGCAGAGCATCGCGCTTGGCTCGCACTTGTGCGGCGATCTCCTCGGTGGTCGGCTCCGGCACCGCCACGATCTGGAAGCGGCGCTTGGCTCCATCCTTTTCAAGCTCCGTGATGTAGCGGTCGCCGTGGCTGTTGCACCACACCGCAGCCTCGGGAGGATAGGTTTCCTCAAAAATCTGTCCGATAAAAAATTCACTTTCTGCCATTTTCAATGCTCCTTAATAGCCGCAGGCATACCACGTTGCCCGTTCAGATAGGTTCGAGTCCATTCGCCCGTGTCGTGTAAAAGACGTCCTTGTAAAGCTGTAGATCTGCATGTAAAACGGTGCCGCCGATCCGCCGAACTTTCCATTGCCGGTCATCACAACTGTGAAATCGTCCGTTGCGAAGCTCTTCGGAAAAGTAACTACGCAATCTGCGGATGAATCCGAAATTGATAAACCGCCTTGCTCGATGAATCCTGACGAATACTTCCTGTAAAAATTCGCCCCATCGTGCCACTCCTCGACCACCTGATCGGCCTTCCCAATCTGCGTCTTGAACCAGTTCAGAACCGCCTTAACCGTGGGGTCCGCCGATACCCCCCCCCACCTGGGGAATTACTTCTGTCATATCAATTTCCTTCCTTGTATCCGAAAGCTCGCCAAAAAATCCCAGAGTTGCGGTCATTGAAACATTGAAAACCCGTGGAGGTCAGATTGACGTTACTAATGTCGAATCCACTACTCGGGACACGTTGAATGTAGTTTGGGTAGTACGCTGCATCGTGTCGAACATCTGCAAAACTAACTCCTAATGGTTTTGCCATTTGAACGGGAAAGGTCACTGATCTATTGGTTGTGTTCGAAATAGAATACCCACCTTGTTCAATCCAACCGTCTGAATACTTCCGCCACCAGTTTCCGTTACCATCCGACCAACTATCGACTACCCCCCCCCACGGAGGAAATACGTTGATTCAAATTGTCCAGTACCTTTTTAACTGTGTCGTTTGCTGTTGCCATATCTAATCCTCAATATCCGATTGCGTACCACGCATCTGTTGCTGTGGCATGCCCCGAGGAATCGGTAGAGAATCCCGTAGCGCGCTTATAAATAAACTGTTGTGCAACTTCATTTATCAGAAAACCAATCCCTATCACACAATAATTATCTGACGAGAATGGCTTTGGAAATGTATAAGCTTTGTTTTCGGAACGATCTGACATCCACTGTTCGATCAAGCCATCACTCCAAATTCGCCAACGGATTCCTCCAGACTCGCCTTTATCGACAACGTAGGCAAGTGCTGAATTGTGGTTCTTCAAAAATTCGAGAACCTTCTTTGTGGTTTGGTCGGCGGTGATGGCCGCCAGTTGCTTGGCGACTTCCTGTGCGACTAAAGTTTTCAGATCGTCAGACAATGTTGTTCTCCGTTGCGAATTCTTGGAAGGCGGCGAGCATGCTCTGGGCGTCGTCGGACGTACTCGCCGAATCGGCTTTGCCCTGAACACCGGCAGAAGCCACGATCTTGGCCGTGAAGGTTTTGGTGCCTTCGATCGTTTGATCGCCCGTCGTCTTCACCGTCGCGTCGAGCGCCGCCTGCAATCCGTTGATATCTGCTATCTCGTGAGTCTGAATATCAAGCTGACTCGTGACCCACTGCTTCAGCTCTGCCTCGGTTGCGATACGAGTACCGCCGACTGTTGAACCGTCATGTACGCGCAGAGCTCCGGTATCGGTCTCCACCGTCACCTCACGAGCAGCACCCGTGAAATTCCCGTGCTCTGCGGCGGTTCCTCCTCGCCACTGCACTGTTTTCGCCATTACGCCAATCCTCCAAAATCCAGTGTGTCAGCCAGGTCCGCCGCTCCGACAGCATTCTTTGAGGCAAGTGTCCCCAAGCCCGTGACTTGATCCAGTGTGTGCGAGTGCTCTGCTGGAGTGAACGCCGACGGTTTCCCCTGGATGCTTGCCCAAGTGATCTCCGCTGGCATCGTGAGCGTTCGAGAAACAATCGACGTGACGCGACCTTTCGCATCGACCGTTACGCTTGGGACTAGGATCGTCCCTCCAAAGGCAATAGAACCATCTGCCGTTGGGCCATAAGAGCCAGAAGTCGCGCCGCTATTGGTCAGGGTCAACGTCATCAATGCGGTCTCTTTGCCAAGGGAAGCAGAACCTGTTGCATCTCCGCCAACGCTTAACGCATGTACGTGAGCAATCTTCGCGTAAAGCGTCTCCGCCTCTGCCTTTCCTAGAGGATCCCCGATGGAGCCTGAGATTTCTTGTGCCTCGTCGCGTGCCGCCTCCGCCGCCGCTTTCGCAGTTTCAGCCGCAGTCTTTGCCGCCTCTGCTGCCGTCTTTGCGCTCTCAGCCTGGCCCTTGGCCGTTTCTGCCGCAGTCTGAGCACTTTGTGCTGCCGTTGCTGACCCTGCTGCTGCCGAAGCGCTCTCTGCCGCCGCGGTTTCCGATCCTTTGGCATTCGTTTCGGAAGCCTTTGAGTTCGTCTCCGAAGTTTTCGCATGGGTCTCTGAAGTGGATGCTGCAGAGGCACTCTGTGCTGCCGCAGCCTCCGACACCTTCGCGTTGGTTTCCGACGTTGCCGCGGCACCGGCCGAATTCGACGCCGACGTGGCACTACCTGCAGCCGCAGTCTCTGAACCCTTTGCGGCGGTTGCGGATGCGGAGGCTTCGCTCGCCTTCGTAGTGGCAGTCTGTGCCGAAGCATCGGCATCGCTCGCCGACGCGGCCGCCTGCCCCGCGCTTCCTGCTGCTGAGGCTGCCGAGGCTTCTGCCTCTTGCGCTTTGGTTACGGCGGTAGATACGCTCTGAGAGACGAGCGTCGCGTTCGAGGCGGCGCTATCTGCAGCATTTTGCGCAAGACCTGCGTAGTACCGAGACGAGTACCCAGCATCTGCGTCTGATGCATCCTCCTCGACCTTACCATCCATCTTCTGAGCCCAGGCCTCAGCAAGGTCGGCGTAAGTCTGGCCCGCGGACTCAATTGCTGCTACCTGTGTCGCCCCAGCGTTCCCGATCGCCGAAATCTGTTCAGCCCCCTTAGACTGAAGGTTCGACACCTGAGATTGCGCCGCGGTATCGATCGCCGTCAGTGCATCTTGCAACCCCTCTTCGACAGCTTCGCTTCCGGCTTGCGCTGTAGCTGCGGACGCGGCGGCTGCCTTCGCTGAAGCATCCGCAGCAGAAGCTGACGCAGCGGCTGCACTTGCAGAAGCAATGGCCTCCTCAGCTTTCCCCACCGCCTGGACAACATCATCGACGTTTTCGGCAACGTTCGAAACGTCCGCAATGTTGTCAGCAACAGCCTTGATATTGCCTCCGTCAACAACCGTAGTAGGTTCAGACGGATCAGTAATGGAGCCGAAGTCCATGGAGACAATCGGATACCCCTGGAGATCATCAGCAACAGTGATGACGCTCTCCATGTGATCGCCAATGGAAGCAATATCATCGACAACCGGGAGAACTTCCTGAACGCCTGCATCGATTTCTTCTGCCCGCTGGAGCATCTCGGAAACGCTTTGCGTGTTTTCCGCGACTTCTTGACGATCTGACTCAACTTCCGCCAGAGCGGCATCGACTTGATTTTGAGTCTCGAGAATTTCTTCTTGCGTCTCGAGCACTTCCTGATAAGTCTCTTCGGCTTTCTGGGCGTACTCGTTGGCCTTGTCTGCCACGTCCAGAATTTCCGTCATCGTCTCTTCCGGCGTCTTTTCGGACGTAACCGGAACGATCAGAGCGCGTTCAAGCTTCTCATTGAGTTGCTGAGCAAGAATGGTCGAACGGTCATAACCTTCGTTAAGTAGATCAGGATAAAAACCGCCTTGATTAGTAAAAACGATCGGCTGCTCGTAGGCAACATTCGAAACCACAACGAGAACGGTTCCAGTCGCTGGCGCCGTTAGTAAGTTGACTGTGCCACCTGGGTTGTTGTCCTGGTCCTCATTGAGGGAGACGGAGTAAAGATCGGATGACAGTGTCGACTCTTCGCCGCCATCGATCGAAACTACTACGCCAATCTCGCCTGCCGCAAAAACTTTGAATGCGAACGGGAACGCCGTCTGCACTCCGTCGCAGGCGTAGCGGTCTGATCGTCGGGTTTCGGTCGAAATAGCCATCTAAAAACTCCAAATTGATGGAGCGATTGTCGACCGAGCAACCCGACTTATATGGACAAGCCTTAATCCGCGTTGACGTCTCGACCGGAAAGAACACCTCGAGCCGCATCGACAGGATTCTCAGGCTCGATATCACCCGCGACAACACCAGCTGCATAGCCAAGCGGGCGCTTGAGTCCCGCAAACGGGATCCCAGTAGTCAGCGTCAATGCATCAAGCGTGTTGCGAGTTGCAGTTCTGGCGTCGACTTCTTCGCCCCATGCCGCGTCCCCAAGCTGCTTAATAGCCTTGAACGTATTCTCGATCAGGCTTGCCGCAGGAATACTCACGAGCTTGTCGTTGAAAGTATTGGGAGCAAAAATCAGCTGCATCATGCCTTCTTCGTTGTCTCCAATTCGAGATAACTGTGTCGCACCGGCGTTAACCAACTGCCCCCCGTAGGGAACCAAAGCCACAGCATTTTTCACCACCGGACTGATCACAAGCTTGGCCGCATCGTAGGCATCCCAATCGTCATCGTCCCCCGTATCAAAACCATTGAAGGCCTGAACGATAAGTTCAGACAAGATAGCGGGCACGGCCATCACCAGAGCCAGATCAATGACAAACTGACCGTATCGACCTGTCTTGACATTGCGAGCCCAACTATCACCAAGAAGATTGGCCTGCATGTTGAAGTAGTTGTAGAACACCAAAACAGCCCGCCCCAGAGGGGAGCCTGTTTCTACACGCGCCACACTTTCCGGATCGAAAGACGATTGGGTACGACGAACAACGCTGTCGGCGTAGTAGATGGCTTGTTCATCAGGTCTGCCTTCTGCCACAGCCTTGTCAAAGGCCGCCATCCAGGTCGGCGTATCGACAAGAATTTGCATCCATGTCTGCAGACAGTATGCGTGGCGCATCGTCCAGTCACGGAAAGACTTCAGCGTCGATGGCCTGTCGGTTTGCGCCAACGTTTCAATGCGGTTCTGGTACTCGTACTCAAAATTCTCAAGACGAGCCTTCATAAAGGGAGATGCCTCCTTCACGTCCCGATATGTTTGAACCGGATGCATTGCGTAACGAGCCAGAGCCATCATCAGAGGCTTCGCCCCAACCTGAGACATGGCAACCGAGAAGCCGGTCACCTGCTGAATCGCATTGGCGATGTTACCTGCCATGAGCGAAACACCTGCCAATGCTCGCAGTCGATTAAGGCCTCGTCCGAAGATGTCGGTCGGCGTCGTCACGCTCTGCGTAGCCGAACGCCTCAGCCAAGGCTCGAGCATTTCGCCGATGATCTGCGGATTGATGTTATTGATCGTCTCGACAAAATCTCTGTTCTTGATGACGCGCTGAACCTGTTTGATTGTCGGCGCCATCATGGAAAATTTGACCGCCTTCTGAACGTGGCTGCTCAAAAAGCCAAGATTCAGAGAAAGCGGCCGCGTGACGTTTGTGCGCGAATGCGTGAAACCCGGGCGCGTCACAGGCATTTGATCAAGAAATTCAGTCGAGCTGTCGAAAAAGTCTCTCTCAAGCTGTTTATCGCCTTGTGCGACGCGATCAATGTCTGCGGCTGCCGGCACGTAGCCGCCGCGATAAACACCGAAGGGGGTCACAACAGGAGTCGCAGGAATTTCCTCGAAGTAGTAGCCGTAGTAGTCACGGAAGGCATTCTGCGTCATAGGCTTAATCTCTTCGAGCAAATCCCAAACAGCCTGCACCACGTCCATGTCTTCTTTCGTGATGATGCCTTGTTGATAGCAACGTGCGATGAACTTATCCCAACGGGACGTATCGACAAACGTTCGCCCGTCTTCAAAGGTCGTCACATCCGCCCATCGCGCATCTTCTCCTCGTCCGGCAATGAGAAGCTTTTCAAGATTGGAACGATTGCCCGTGTGTAGGATGGCACCTATGAGCTCCGATTTGCGCTGGAATGTGTAGTTAAGTTCCGGCGCCTCAATATCGGTTACCTTATCCCACTGCTTACGCTGGCGCTCGAGGATCTCAACCAGGCGTCCCTGCATCTCGACGTTTTTGGTTCGATAGGCGGCCGCAGCGTTAACCACAGGACGGAAGATATATCTCGTGAAAGGTCCATCCGTGTCGCCATGATCCATGGTGATGCACCAGTTTTCGACACGGCGCAAATAGGCCTTACTCGTCAGCCAGAGTTTCGTGCCCTTTTCCCACTTGCTGATAGCTCGCTTGGTCGAAGGCGTGTATTCGCTTTTCTGATCCGCGGCAGTTGTCGTCAGTTCCTCGACTGCTTCATCAATCAAAACCTTCTTGCCATTGAGTTCTGTCTGACGCTGTTCCCTAGCGAGCTTCACCAATGCTTCAAGGTCTTCGACCATACGCAACAAATCACCTGCGGATTCAGTACCGGGGCGCGCGTTCGAGAACGTAAACGGATGGCGCTTGAGGTAAGCATCAAGACCAACGACCAAATCAGGATCGTATTTCCTGGCTTTCTCCAGGTAGGTTTCCGCCGGCACAAGTTCACCGGCTGACCGTTCCCCGTAACCACGGTTGGCCAAAACAGCACGAGCGATAGCCAACACATTCGTGTCATAGGTTTGTGCGAGTCCCTTGTCGGACTTAAACACAAGTCGTCGCAGGTTTTTGAACTTCGTCTTCTTCTTTTCCAGTCCGACGGCAAGGCTCGCGGCTTCGTGATAAACGAGCTGCTGACGCTTGTAAATTGCCGCTTCGAGTCGGTTCCCAGCCGCTATAGCTTTGTAGGCCTTGCGAGAGGCGCGGCTTTCAAGCGTCATCATCGTTCGGGCAGAAAAATTCTTCGCCTGAGTCCGATCCAGAAGATCTCGAGCAGCACGCCTGGCGGCCTCCGCAAGTACGCGCGGATTCACCCGTTGGTCGCCAGTAAGGTACTTGAGTTCGGTTGCAACGAGACGCGCCCGTGCCTCGTTGTGCAATGCCGCGGTAATGGAACGATCCAATTCCTGAGGATTGAACAGCTCGCTCTTGCGCTCAAGACAGCGCTGCGTCGTTTCCTGCTCAATCATCTGCTCGCGGTCCTCAGTCACCAACAGGCCGCGAATCAACCCCTTCGCGCTCGAGAAACGCGCCATTGGCTCGAGCAGAGATCGTGCCTGCTCAACCGTCAGACCGTCCTTTTTGAGAACGCCCATGGTCTGAAGTTTCGCTACGGTTCGGTCAGAGAACCCGAGTTCGCGCACGTTCTCAGGGTTGACCTTGAGATTGTCGAAACCAAACTTGGCGCCACCGGAAGACAAAATGTCTCGAGCCGTAAACTCCTTGCGGCCGTTGATCTTTCGCTCGACTTTCTCTCTGACGCTTGCTCGGTACTCCTTGGCCTCTTTGTTCTTCTCACGCATGAGACGAGCACGAGCGCCGGCATACCATTTGTCATCACGGGCACGACGGGAAATGAGTTCCGTCATCGCCGCCTCGCCGGCTTCCGCTCGCGCCATTTGCATGTCAAGCCAAGTCTCTTCGGTCATATCAGCCGGCTTGGTATCAAAGAGCGGATGCAAAGATTCGGCTGCCACAGATTCATTGACGATGCGCTCTGCCGCAACCATTCGATCCAAGACGAGGCGCACCTCATCTGAGAGTTCCGGAAGCTCCTCGCCGATTTCCTGGCGATAACGGGCACGAGTTGCCTCCTCGACTCCACCGGTGAAATCTCGGTAAACGTCTCGAATCCATCGGCCGAGGTTCATAAAGAACTTTTTGAGCCCGGCAGGAGACTTGCCTTCGGCCAGGTACTGCTCCGTCCATGACGCAAACTGCTCGTGGTATTTGCGCTGGCCTTCAAAGCCCAAAGCATCCCACGACGCAAGATCTGCGATGCCAAACTCCTTGAGCACAGCCTGCACGTCGTCAGCCACCGTAGTCGTGGCCTGCCCTTGCCGCACAACATCAAAAAGTGTGTTGAGGTACCAATGACCAATCTCGTGAGAGAACGTGGAAAGGTCTGCCTGCGGGGTCAACGTGATGCGGTTTTCTGTGGGCGTAAAAGAACCCCGGATACCATCGCCGCCTTGGTACATATCGCCAATCGAGGTACTGTTTTCATATACAATGATGTTATCGGGAAGCTTTGCTTCCGATGGCGATCGGTGTGTAGGGGTCGGACCCCCACCGACTGGCCTAGAAGAATCACCAGCGGAGGAAATGGACCCGAGAACCTGGTGCACAGCTTCTAGGCCTTTCGTCTTTTCTACGCCAAGCAAATCATTCATCCATCCTCTTAAGTCGCGCTTTTCATAAGCGCTTGAAATCTCGTTGACGACCATTGTCTTGCCGTCACGTCGACCAGTTAAGAGGATTGGAACAACAATATTCTTCTTTTCCCCCTTAATTTCGCGTGTTAGCTCGGTGAGCAACACAATCGAAAACGTGCCCTTTTTCTGTTTTTTCCGAGATCGGAAGACCGCCAATGGCTGTTGGATCGCTACAAGGAGGCCGCGCAGCTCATCAACTGGAATGTCATGATCCCCTTCCACGGTCTTGCCGTCTACGGTCACGACGACGTTTTTAGGGAATAGCACATGAACAAACTGCGATTGTTTGGCAACAAGATTTGTTTTCGGATCTACCCCAAAAATCTGAAGAACCCACGATGGCGTTCCAAGGTCAAACGCTGAGTCCCCTTCTCCTTTTTTCCATTTAGCAAGTTCCTCATCAAAGGCGTACGAGCGGCGCTGCAACGCGAATTTATCGATAGCCGCTTGAGAAACAGATGTTTCTTCCACCGCATCATTTACAGCCACATTCACGCCATACCGATCCACGGCAGCTTGCACCGGAATGTTCAAGCGCTTGGCCAGATTGCTGACAATAGCCCCCGCAAACTTCGCCTGGGTACGAGCCTGATGGCCTGTAAAGTTTGCTGCCTGCATTTGTTCAACAAGTCGATCTTCGTAGGCTTTGCGGGCTTCGCTGTCGAGCTTGCGCTGTGCGTCCCTTGCCTGAATCTCCTGTGCCTTCTGCTCGGGCGTCTTGGTCGGATCCGCTTGGATCGCCGTATCCTCGGCATCTTCTGCCAGCTGGGGGTTGACTTGTTCACGAATGGCATCAACGCGCAACTGCTTGTAGGCAGCCTCGACTTCAACCGCTTCAGCATTCGACAACCCGTTTTGTTCAAAGCGGACATGGTCATTCAAAGCGATGCCAAGCTCGGTACCACCCAACGCGGATGCATATCGAGCCGTAGGCAAAACAATGTCACCTCCGTTGGCAGATGCCGAGTCAATTTGCTCTGCGACTTCAGGAAGAATCTGCTTGAGATCCTGTTTGGTCACGCCATGGTCAATCATGGCCTGAGAAAAGGCCTGGGCATCTACCCACACCTGAGAAATGCCGGCATCCGTGGCCTGGGCATCCAACAGCTCTTGCGCGGCATCGGGCGTTAACTGAGTTGCTCTGGCCTGCTTGTGTGCCTCGATGATGCGGTCAAGCGTTGCCTTATTTGCCTTGGCTCGATTCACCTTGGCCATGTTCGAATACATGACGGGTCCGGCTGAAATACCGCCAAGTACAACCATTGCTTTGGCCGTCTGAATAGCGGTTTCCTGCAGACGATCGAAGAAAGCCTCGGCTTTCAGTTCGCTGTCAATTCCGCTCCATGCCTTGCCGAGTTCCTCGCCGACAATTGAGTTCACTTCCTGAATGACTTCGGTTGCAACTTCCTGACCGGTTCCCAAAGCCAAGCTCTTGCCGGCACCAACTAGAGCCTGCCGCACCGTCAAATCCTCAAGAGCCGCGGTTGCCTTGGATCCAAACTTGGCCATGATCGGATCCAGCACAGGCTTGGCTGCCTTGCCCAGAATATGAAGGCCTGCAAGTTCCGTGAGGGAATTGAGCAACCCCACGCCGGAAGCAACGGCTGCGGCCTTGTCGTACTCAACGCCAGCATCGTACTGTTCCTTCAGATTCAGGCCACCTTCGATGCGGTATGTACCATAAGCCGCCGCACCAAGAGCCGAGGCACCGGCCAAAGCTTGACCCGCAACAGGAACTGCGTTTGCAGCCATCGCCGCAGTGCCAAGAGCCGCCATAGCCGCGCCGCCCTCGTACCCTTCGGCAAAGGATTGAATCATGGTGCCGACAACCTGGGAAGCGCTAAACAAGAACCCCGTGTCATCACCTTGAAGCATTCGTAGTTCGGCATCGCGCTTGCGGTCTTCTTCTACGAATTCCTTGCTCGGAGCCCGATCTCCCAGACTTGCCCAGGCGCCGCCCTGTTCGCCTAACAGTCGACCGGACTGATATCCGCGTTTGATCGAAGAGCCGATCTCGGACAACCCCTCCTCGATGCTGGCGACCAGAGAGGTGTCGTCTTGGAAGGCCGGCGCGTCGTAAGGATGATCCCGAAACCACTGAGCTGCGCTCGGTGCAGATGTCAGTGCATCTTTGCGGGTCTGCTTTTGTGCCATTGACTTCATGTTGTCAAAGTCCATGTCTACAGCTGTTCGCGTCGTGCCCAACTTGGCAGCGATGCCTCTCGACTCTGCCGCTTTCATGGCATCGCCGTCGAGCGCTTGAGCCCCATGCGCAATGGTGTCCGATTCAATGACATCAAACGGGTCAAATTCCGACGGAGATTCGGTCGGCGTCATTCGAATCCGTGGTGCCAGACTCTGTTGAGCAGGCTTGGCCTCAAAGGGATCAAACGTATCAATAGTTTCCTGCATGGATTACTTTCCGAAAAGGTTGTGCACAATTTGGGCTTCGATCACTTCATTAGTGATATGCGCCGGCTTGCCTTCATCAAAACGCTTCTGCTGCACTTGTAAGACCTGCTTGCGAGCTTGTTCTCTAAGGTCTTCCGGCCACCCCGCTCCTGCCGCAAACGAAGCCGCCGCTCGTCTCTGATCCTTTGTGGCGGTTCGCCAATCGGTAACTCCAAACTCTTTCAACAACATTTCGGCACGTGTCCGGTTATCTCCTGTTCCATACACGCCAGACTCCAAAAGTACGCTGGACGCATCCGCTTCAGGATTTTTGGCAAGAACCTTGTAGCCTTTGTCGGCAAACAGCCCAGAGCCTGTTGTAAAGAGCGTCTTGATGATTTGATCCTGATTGGCTTGCGGAACGCCATCCGGATACTGTTTGCGCGCCGACTCGAACAATCTGTCGCCTGCCAATCGCAATTGTTTGGCCTTCTCCGTATTGAGCCCTTCAGCAACAATCCTTGAATTGAGTTTTGCTTTGAAGTCATTAAGAGAGGCATCGCCTGCTTTCTTCTGCAAGCCCTTGAGCTCGTTCATGTCCGCTTTTGTGAGCTTGGCCGAAAACTGGCGCAAATCCGCAGAGGCAAACTCTTCAGGATTGAACTCGTATTGTTCTTTTAGATAGTCGTAGGTTTGCTGATCGGAAACACTCGGCACTTTGCCTAGCTCCAGGAACACGCCGTTGCCGTCAAACAAGTCTCGATACTTCTTAGGGTCGAGCGCACGCATCTCGGCCTGGACGTCTGCAGGAATCGGCTCGCCCTGATCATAGGCACGCCAAACCATATCTTCGAGATCATTGACCCGTTCCTTCTTGGCCTGGTCGATTTGGTTGTATTCAGCCTTGACCAGCTTCTGAACCTTGTCCTTGTATTTGTCTCCAAGGTTCTCGGTGAGCTTCATGGCTTCCTGCTCCGTGAGCCCTTTGGCCATGATGTTTTCGGTCAGACGCGTGATGTTCTCCGAGTCTTTCTTGATCTCGATCACATCCTTGAGGCGCGCGATCTGAGCCGCTGTCATTTCGCCTTTGTTCGCTCTGAGATAGTCGCGGCCAGCCTCTGCACCCAAGTTGGTCACAATGGACGAAGCCTTGTCGAGATGCAGCGCACCGAGCGTTGCCGAATAATCAGGCGGGACGCCCTCACGATCTGCTTTGGCTTTCGTGAGGCTTCGAATGGCCGCGAAGCCGGACTGCGATGTGGCTTCATCGTCAGACAGCGCCATCACGCCTGCCTTGTTCAAAGAATCAGCATGAACAGCTTCCGTATATACCTTGTTCTGACGAATAACCCAGCTGTTGACAGATTCACGCAGGCCTTGACGCATTTGATTTGAAATGCTCATGATGGCCATACGCTGGCGAGCATTGCCTGCCTTTTTGATGATTTCATCAGAGGCAAGTTTGTACCGCTCATCAACCTCGTCCCAGAGCGGTCTGTTGTCAGGGCGCTCCAGTGCGTTGTTTCCCTCAAGCTTCTCGTAGCCGTTTTCGCCCGATGTGATGTCAGTAACCGCGTCCTGCAGTTGGTTGCTCATATCCATGATCCGGGTCTTGTCGACCTGATCTTGGAACTGACGCATTGCCGCGGCAAACTTTGTCTGATTGCGATTGAGTTCTTCGGCTCGATCGTTCGCCGTTGACTGCATCATCGGAGCGCTGACCAACCCCGTCTCAACTTGCCGCTCTCCCTGCACGCCAACGGCGTAGGGATTTGGAACTTGCATTGCCATTTCACTCTCCCTTAGCCAGCTGAACCGCTACCAAACATGCTCGCGATGCTGCTGAAATCGAAAGATCCGACGCCACCGCCTCCGCCCGAAGACCCACCGAACATTTCAAAGCCCATCATGGCTGATCCAACGAGCTGGGAAAGTGCGGCCGCCCAAGGTTTGATTTGATTTGCCGAAGCACGAACGGCAAGTGCCTGGGAGCGAGAATTGGCCGCCTGGCGTCGATAACCGAACGACTCTGTTACGGCATTGGCCATAACCTGATTGACGCTCATTTCCTTAGCAATATCTGTGCTGGTAAGGACGCGAGCACTGGATCCGACTCCGACCTGCAAGCCAGATGCCCCCATTGAGGCGCGTTGTGACGCTTTGGCTTGACCTGCTTGGAACCCGATGGAAGCCGCCTGCTGATAACCGGCGCGCATGGCGTCATCGGCAGCCGTATCAAGCGCCTTGGTTTGCAGGTCAATCAGTTCGGCCTGCATTCGCATGATGTTTCTCTGGCGACGCGCATCGTGGTAGGCCATAAAAACGCCTACCGTGCCGGCCTCCGCCGCATAGCCCAACTTCATACCACGCACGAAGTTTGAGCCTCCGGACGGCATGTCCTGAATGGATTGGCCGACGTTTCTGAATGCTCCATAGGCTGTCATGTCCTGATAGCCTGAAGAGCTTAAGCCCATAAAATTGGACGGCATAAGGTACCTCTCAAGTTTCCTTGGAAGGTACCCCAGTGCCGCCGACTTCTATGGACAGATCAAACTGAGACCTCAAGTGTCAAGGACAACACTTCAAGAGGAAGCGGATTGCTTTGCCTCAGACAAATGCTACCGCTGTCTGACCACTTTCCGTAGAGCTGTAAGTCAACAATACCGCTCACAAGCTCAGGAGGTTGCCCCGGTTGTTCTGTTGTGCGCTGCTTGTGTTCGACCAAATCAGCCTCGTCAAAAGTTGGTCCTGCAAATACCCCTGAGGAATCTTTGAGCCTTAGGAACGCACGCGAGACATTTTTCGTGTTGGCAGAGCCGTAACCGGGTGTCTGAATCGTCACTGGAAGCGTCTTTATGTCTGACGTGTACGGCAACCCAACCTGAACAATCGAAGCGGGAGAATCCAGCGTGATTTTGCCCTTGGTAACCACCTGCTGAGGCCGAACGGCACCATCAGCCAGAATGGACACCTTCTTTCCTTCAAGCCAAGTCAGACCACTGATCTCTGTAGTTTCAGGTCCAACGTATTGTCCCGCGCAATCCACAAAGATTGCATTCTCCAAACGCTCGATCTTGCGGGTATTCATTCGCTCAATGTACCGAACAACCTGCCCGTTGATCTCTCGACGCACCACGCAATAAAGATGATCCTCGCCATCTTCAATCACAGAAGCACACGACTCAAAAGTCCCGTCAGTTGTGTGCTGATGCCACGCACCAATGGCCTGTTCCGGGATGTATGTCAGACCCAGCAGTGAGCCATCCGTTGAAACGAACCACATGACCGGCTGCGGGCTTCGGCTCTGGGCGGAATCCACAATGTCTTTGAAGTCGAAAAGATGCGTGGAGCGCAGACTCAAATCGCCGGGGATGTAGCCGCCTTTTTCGTACTGGTAGCCAAGCTCCCAAACGTGACCGCCCTGGCTGCCGACATAGAGCACGACGTTGTTGACCACCAGAGGACGAACAGTGGAAGCCCCAACCGAAGATTGAACAACGGCGTTGACCGAGTCAGGCGTGATGGCATCATCGTTTTTGGTTGAGATCACAGCAACAGACCCGGACGTAAGCAAAAGCATTTGCCCCAGAGACACAATGTGCTCAATTCCGTCAAACTCATTTGAGGCAAGGCGCGCGTAGACCTGATCGTCATCTTTGTACGGGAGCGAATAGCTCATATCCGTTTCGCTACCAGTGCATGTCATGACAAAAGACTGCGGATCCGAAGACATACCGGCAAAGCACTTGCGCTGCTCAAAGTACCCTACTGCAGCAGGGTAGTTTCCACCAATGTCAACCACGGCTTTGAGCACAGCTCCGGAACCTGTGTCCGATACCACACTGATTGTCGGCTCCGTGTAGTTTTGTCCGGAGGATTTCACAATCACGTCCGTAATCACCCCGTCCTGCACAACCGGAACAAGCTCGGCACCGGATCCTGTTGTGTCACTAACGGACAACGTGATACCCGAGGTCTGTACCCCAATCTCATACGTGTACCGATGTGCGGTTACAAAAACCAAAACAGAAGAAGTCCAGTATGCGCGAATCGCGGGCGATACATACCGAGAGCCGGGGGTTTTAACAGTAATGGACTTGATCCTGACGGTCGTCGACGAGTAGTAATCACTGCCGCCGGAGTCACTGCTGCTATCCACTCGATTTCTGGAATAGCTCACATCAAATTCAACGGAAAGCTCTCCTCCGGATCCGGGCCCGGACAGATCAACCAATTCGATTCGTTCAAGGGCAGCCGCTTTGATGGCCTCGGCGTCGGGATAGGCGGGGTAATTGGATGAACTGTGCGACGTTCTCTGCCAAATCGGTTCTCCGGAAGTAGCCGAGCTCGGCGTGTAATTGAGTTTCTTCAAGGTATCCGCAGATGCATCCTGCCCTTTCCCCAGGGAGCAACTTTCTCGTTTGGTCGGACGTGACGCGTTGAAGCCCGCAGAGATTTGAATGCCCCGATCGTGATACACATAACCGGAGCCACCGTTTTCAATCGTCACATCACTGATGCCACTGGCCGTTTGAAACACATCGTCAAGGCGACGGGGCGTGATGTCGGTTTTGGGATCAATGCCGTCATCAATGATGGAGAGCTCTTCTGTGTCGCCGATGTAACCGTAAAGCCCGCCCTGATTCTTGTAGACGCGATAAAAGGTTGCGTCGGGCACTGCATCCCACGAAATCTGAACCGTTGTACCGGTTGCATATAGATTGGCCGTCACACTCACAGCCTCAGACGCAGCGCCTTCTTCCGTCTTATCTGAATTCAGAGCCGAAACCTTGTACTGAAACGTGTATTTGTCTGCGTTGCTATCGCTTGCGGCTTCAGTCTTTCGCTCCGCTTTGACGTTAGCCGGAGTACCAAGCTTCAGTCCAAAATTTGGGGTTTCAATTCGCCAATCAGTCAGAGCGTAACGCTTGAGCTCCTTGGGTGGATAAGAGTTGTGAACGAAAGTCAGAACGTCGTTGCTCTGCACGTAATGCAGGGAAAACAGATCCTCGGCCGCCCAAGGCGTTTCAATTTCATACGGTTCACCATCTTCTCCCAGCAGCGTGGCACCAAGCGTATGAAATCGCGCGTACTTGTCGCCAAGCTCAATGACCATTGTCTGCTTATTGTTGAAGCGGAACGGAACGAGTCGAACTGCTCGATCAGAGAACTTCGCCGCACGCACAAACGAAAACCCCGGCCTGTTTTGCACCGGCCCCTGAGGAAGCACAATGAAATTCAGGCATCTGGCAAGCCCCGTCTGATACTTCTGATCATCCTGGCGACCGTACATGCTCTCTGAAATCTCGCCGCCGGCAAAACTCATTTGAATTGCCTTAGTGGAAGCCATAGAACATTCCTCCCGTGTAGTCACCCATGAACTGAGTCCGCATGTGAATGTCACTGCGCTGTTGCATGGCGTCGCTCGTGATGGCTCTCCCAAGCTCATACTCGTATAGCTTGAGCTGATCCTGAGCCTGTGCCACGCCGGTAGCCCCCGGCATCATTGCACCGGCTAAAAATGCCGCCAATCTATGAATCAGCGCAGACTCAAAGTTGGGGCTGAAAAGCGAAGAGTTCAGCTGCGAACTCACATACTTCACCCAGATGCTGGGCTGGGCAGATACGACACAGCGGACACCATTGACCTGCTCCATCGCATACGGGATCGGAAGATTTAAAGCCTCCTCTGAGTAGGCACCTACCAAATACAAGCAATCGGACGGCAGAACGTACGCGCGTTTGGTCGCCTCACCTACAACTTCAGCGATGGAGCGTACAAGTCTTTGTCGTTTGATCGCAAAGCTAAATGGGTACGCCGTCAGCGCCTCCCTCAAAGCCATCGGATAAAAGCGCGCACAGTGGTCGGCCTGCGCGGAACCTTCGGGCGGGTCAATGCTCGAAACCGTGCCGCGATCACCGAGAAGGACAAGCGCACGGTTGCAAATATCTACAACGGTTGCCATTTTTAAATCCCTACAAAAACGGGGGCGCACGGCCCCCGAAGCACAATCCTTTCAGATTGCGAGATGAAGGATCACCTCCTTAGTTGGCTGCGTAAGCCTCAATGCCCTTGGCAGACTGAGCCGCGAGCGTGAAACCCGCTTCGACCGCACCGCCCATCGTGGTGCCGGTAGCCACAAGCTTGAGGTAGCGGCCGCAACCGGGCGGAACATCGATCACCTTCTGCGTACCCACATCATCGTTGGCGGCGAAACTGGTCGCGCCCACTGCGGAGTACGTGCTGTTGTCATCAGAGGTCTGGAGTTCGATCTTCGTTGCGGCCGTGACCTTAGTCGTAACCGTGACCACAAAGACGCCCGGGCCTTCGGCAATGCCAGTTGCGCCCAGATCGATCACATCCGAATCAACAGATGCGCCGGTCAGCGTCATCTTCACGTAAAGGTTTTCATCAAATCGCATGGCTTGTCTCCTTATTTCACTTCGGCTTCGGCCGTCGAGATGGCGTCACAGATTTCGATCGGGATGCCAAAGAAGTTCGCCTGAAACTGCTCAGCGGCCTCCTTGATGCTGAGGCAATTGCCGCTCTTTTCGAGAGCAGCAAGTTCGAGCATTGTCTGAATGTCGCGCGGGACATAGATCTTGAGTCGAGAGTGATACTTCGCCTCGATCTTGTTCTTCGCTTCGATCATCGCCTTGATGAGCGCGTCACCCGTCGTGGCCGTGCCGGAGAGGGCGATGTTGCAGACACGCGCACAACCGCGCCAGTCGTCGATCATCGTGCCGGCCTGCCACTTGTAGTGGGTGCGATAGGTTTCGTACATGGAGCCGTCTTCCTTCGTCACCGTGACCTGCCCCTTGTCGGTCTTGGAAAGTCCTGCCTTCGATCCCTTCGGGAAGATCCCGTGGAACACAGAATGCGAGATAAAGTAGATCGAGGTGAGATTCGTGCCCGTGCCGCCACAGGAGACGACGTTGCGCGAAGAGGCGGGCGGCTTAGCGCCAGTCGACAGACGGTTGTAGCGCGCGGAAATCCCCATGAAACGTTCGGGCGTTTTGTCAGTGTCGCCGTAGAAAATGGTCTTCGCCATTTCCTGCCCCATGGCCTCGATGAATGGACGCTCTTCGGAGAGACGCCATTCGGCCGTGTTGCCGTTCAGGTCCGCGAGGTCCTTGTCAACTTCGGAATAGGCTTCGAGGTTGCCACAGGTGTCGGTCACCTGGGCGGTCGTGCTCTTCGAGGGCTGCACACCGCCGTAAAGCTTACGCCATGTCACAGAGGGAAGGCCCGTTCGGATCGTGTGCAAAAAGCCGTCCGTTTTGTTGCACTCGACAAAACCGAGATCTCGAAGAATCGGAAGTTCCTGGTTGAGGATTTCCGCGATCGGAGCAATCTTGCCGTCAGCATCCAGACGAGACACCAAGTCGGCAAGCGTTGCGTACTTACTTGTCTTCACTGCCATATGTCACCTTTTAGTTCATATCTGAGTTGTCATAGAAATTGGCCAAAGGATTGCGAGCGGCAGCAGGGGTTCCTCGAACCACCACATCGTCGGACACGCTTTCCTGAATTCGCTTGAAGGCTCGGATCACACCGGGATGGCAGTCAAGTCCGACCTTGACAAAGAGAGCACGGGTTTCCGGATCCACGAACTTTTTGAAGGCCTGCCCAGCGCTTCGCTTTGTGGCATCCCAATGAGCACCGCCCATTTCCTTGTCAGCTCTGCCTTGCGCCAGAAAATGCTTGCGAACCTCTCCAATTCGCTCTGCATTGCGCGCTTCAAGCACCGGCGTCATCTTGGAAGTAATGGCGCGGAACGCTTCCGGAGAAACCTTCAACTCTTTGCAGACGTCGGCAAGCTGTCCCACAACCTTGTCGTCAAGCGTCACGCCTTCGGGCAATTCGATGCCCTCAGTGGAGTAATCTGCTTCCGACGCAGCACCTTCGCCATTGTCGTCCTCGGCTCCGATGCCCTGTTCTTCCGGTTCGCTCTCTGCAGAATTGCCTTCTGCGGGCGTTCCCTGAGTATCGTTCTGCTGCTCAGTTTGAGGTTCATTACCCTCAGTTTCTGCGACAGCTCCGATACCGCCTTCGGCTCCGCTATCCACAGAAGGCGTCACTTCTGCAGTTGCAGCGCCTTGAGTTTCTTCTGCCACTTATTCGGCCTCCTTCATAAGCATTCCAAAGAGTTCGGCATCTGCCTTTGCCAGTCTCTGAGCCAAAGCGAGACCAACGTCTCTACGACCGGAAAGAATGGCCATTCGCATAGGCTCGACCGAGGTAACCGACTCGTTAGTCCCCGCAAGGTTTAAAACCCACCGGAGCGCCTTTCGTCCGCCGGCCGAGCGCATGATCTTTGCGAATTCCGCATCAAGCAGCTCGTCTTGCTTCTTGGCTTCCTCAGCCTCTTTTTTGAGCCGTTCCTGCTCAGCAAAGATGCCTTCGTCCTCTTGGGTGAAATCTTCGTTCATGACTTTTGACTTATATGGACAAGCTCTAACCTGCAGGGATCTCTTCACCCATTTGCTGCAAACCCTGGCTGTCGGCGGCGGCTCCAACATCCTTCATGATTGAGGCAGCGTTCTGGATCTGTTGCTGTTGCAACATGGCCTGCTGCTGCGCCTGTCGGTTCTGACGGATAAGCGCCAGACGATTGCCGGCAACAATGAGAGAGGGCGGGATCCCGTTCATGTCCGCCAGTTCGTCGATCACGGCGTCTGTATCAAGCTTGTCCAAAGCACTCGGATTGAGCTGTGCAATCGCACCGATTTGCGTCACGGTATTAACGATGCCTTGCATCGAAGCGTTCTTTTGCTGTTTGGCCAAAACGCTGATGTACTCGACATTGAGCTCTTTACCGATAAGCTCATCGGGAGGATCCGGGAGTTGATCCTGCTCAACCATGAAATTGAATGCCGTCGACACCAAAGGATCGAGCAGCTCCGAGTGAAGCCGCTCAAGCACCGGTCCAAGCAATAGAACCTTTTCCTGCTCCAGAGCCTGTACTTCTGTTGCCGTTCGCTGATCCCCGGCCGAAGCCGCGATCATCTGGAAAACGTTCACAAAGAAGTAGCGCTGAATCTCCTGCTTGCGAGCCTCGATAAGCATCTGCAAAGCAGCGGGATCGCCTGACGCTTCCCAGGCGACACGCAAAGCGGCCTGTTCATTGGCATTCACGGGGATTAATCCGCCCGGACGGAATTCATTGAGCTTGCCCTTGTAGGATGCGGGATAGGATCGCGGAGGATTGCTCTGGTAATCAACGAGAGTCGCAAGCCTTGCCTGCAAACGCTGAAGGCTCTTGCTCGCCGACAAAGCTCTGGCACCGGGGCCTCGGCCATAGACGGAAGAGCCGCACGTCATCCACCGCGGGCACATGACCGGGAACGAATCGAAGCCTGATTCGGACAAGATCGTCTTGTCCTGGCCGTCCTCAAAGTAGATGCTCTTGAACGGCTTGTTGAGTTTGTCGCGCTTGGTTTCGTCCCTTTCCCAACGTGGCTCAATGGCGTGAATCACGTCAAACCGGTGAAACGGGTCAGACTCGTATGCTGTCTTCACCGCCTGGGAAACCTTGTCTAGCCCCCACTGCTGAACCATCTGCTTGGCCGTCATCCGGAACTTTCGGTACATCGTATCGACGGAGCCGTAGGGATCAGCAGAAAGCCAGTATTCGCCGACTGTCAGATTCTGCAAAGACAGGACTCGATTCGGGTGAGACTGAACAATCGTGCATGACTGCCCGAAAACGGGTAGTTCCACATAGCTCTGATGCAGTGCGTTGTAGACCTCAGCCTTGGCAAACAGCATGAGCATCCGCTTTTCGACCTCACCCAGATATTCTTTAACTGCGGGTTCGCTGTCGAGTTCCGGATCGAGAGTCGTAAGTTTTAGCCAGGGGCGAGACGGAGACGACACACCGGTGAGAAGCCCAGCAGCTAGGATGTCTGCGCAACAAGTTGCCTCAGCGTCATACAATCGCGCATAGCGCTTGCCGCCCTCCGTCTGTTCCTCACCAGTAAAGATGCCAAGATCCGGAGTGATGTAATCGCGGATGTCTTCCCACAATGGTTCCCATTGTGAACGCTGATCCTTGAGCTCCTGAAATCTCCGGAACACAGATTTCGGGTCAGTTACGGGCATTAAAGTCCCCCAAGGAGCTGATTGCCTTTACCGAGCTTTGTCGGATCAATGGGGGCGCCCGCCGTTCC